CATTACCATTATCAGACTTGTGATGGAAGTGACCACTAAAGGCCATATCAAACTTGTTGAACATACTTGCGTCAACACCACTCTGGCTATACTGACCTACATGCATTTCAAAACCTTTAACTTCCAAGTGTCCGAACAATACTTGAGCAGTTGTCTCTTCCATAGCTTTAATGGACTGTTCTCTATTTTCATCACATATCCAAGGCTGCATGAAAAACTTTGTTCCATCCAATTCAATCTCTGTAGATTCTTCGTAGATTTTAAAGTTTTCCTTGTCACTTAGGCGAAGACCCGAAAGTGAATTGACTTGATTAGTATTGCGAAAGTATGTATCGTGGTTACCAACTATTAGATGAAGATCTATATCGTTATCACAACAAACATCAAAGAACATTTCTCTCATTTGAAATACAGTCTTCCAGTTGATAAATTTGCGTCTATCAACAACATCACCCATATGAATAATTGTGTCTATTCCTTGTTCTTGTATAGTAGGAAAAAACACCTCTTCATAAAACTTTCTGAAATAATTCATGAAAGCTTGACTGTCATTTCTCGCACCAAAGTGAGTATCCGAAATTACTGCTACCTTCATGATACCATAAAATATTCAAGGTTAGTGGTTTTAACTGGTTTTTTAGCTACACTCTTCGCAGCCTTTGCATCTTCAAAGTTTTTAATAAAGTTATACATATTTGCTTTTTGGTCAGTATTCATTGTCTCTTGATTATATCCTTTATCACTGTCATTTGCAGATACTTCTACATTTTCCAATAAAGATGGAGCACTTTGCATAGTTTTATATTTTATATACAGTTGTTTTTTCTCTTTCTGTATCCTTCTAATAAAGGCATAATAGATAATTTGAGTAAAATATGCAAATGGATTGGATGATTTTTCTGGATTAAAGTTCTTTATGTACTGAATACAATTTTCAATACCATCTGAAATCATATCATCCTTAAAAGCATAATTTATAAAATTAGGTCTAAAAGAAAGTCGTTGTGCTATCTTCATGAAACACTCACCAAGATATTCTGAAATCATTGGTGGAAGTTCATCTTTGGCTTTAGCTTCATCAAATCCAGCCTTGTATATTATCATTTCTTTCAAAAACTTTTCATTATCTACATAATGTATTGGTTTTACTTTTGCTCTTTTTGCCAATGTGCCCTCCTTAAAAGTTGTTATTTCATATATTATAACACAATAACCTGTTTTTGTCAACCACTTGACGGGCTCTTGACAAAGCTCTTGACAAGTGATATAATACTGGTGTAGGGGTTAAATGAATCATTTCTTATTAAGTCTTTAGCTGTACAAAATATTCCGCCATATCAAACTTCTCTTCTTTATATATTTTCTTTCGTTCTTCAAAATGGTCTAGTGTGTAGTTGAAACTACTGCCATACGACAGATCATCAGCAATATCGTACAATGTCGCTATATCTTTATTTTCGGATTTTCGGAGTGCACGTCCTATTGATTGTAAGTTTCTTATACGAGACTTAGAAGGACTAGCGAAGACAATGTTATGCAAGTTCCTAATGTTGATGCCAACACTAAATACGCCATAACTAGCAACGATAATGGAATCTCGTTCCGATTCAACGATATGTCTAATCTGTTCTCTTGTATCTGCATCTGTTCCTCCATGAACGAAAAAAACGGTTCTATCCTTTGATTCTTCCTTTATCATATCGTAAAGCAACTTTCCATGCTTTTCAACGAAACGAAATAAAAGAAGTGTGTTAGTTTTTAGGTCTAGAACTAAGTTTTTAATAAAAGTATTTCTTGCTTCAGAATTTACCAAATAGTCTAATTCTTCTTGATAACTTATATTCCTAAGATCATGACAGATAGAATCTGGATGTCTTATTAAAATTGATTTGATAGTAAAAGGTGATAGATACTTACTGTCTATAAGCTTCTTTGTTGAGGTGACCTTATAGACCTTACCAAATAGACCTTCTAGCACCAATTTATGTGTTAGTGTTCCGTCTAATGTTCCAGTTGTTCCTATACGATATTTTGCATTAATACATTTGGTCATTATAGATGTGAGAGATTTTGACTTAAATCCGTGAGCTTCATCTCCAATCACAAGTTCATATTGTTCAAAGTATTTTTGTTGCATCTTATAAATTGACTGCCATGTTGATATTATGATGGGCAGTTCAGAACCTTTATCTCTTCCAGCAAAAACCGTATGACAATTGTTTGCTACATCAAATCCATATTGTCTAAAATCATTATACATTTGAGAAACAAGAGATATAGTAGGAACTAAAATAAGAGTCTTCAAATTCAAATACCTTATTAGTATATAGATAATCAAAGATTTACCTGAAGCTGTTGGTGAAAGTAAAAGTGTTTTGTGGTGGGATAGGGCATGATTGGCAGCAATCATCTGATAATCTCTAGGGATTACTGGTAACTTTAATGAATCTATAAAATCTTTCTTAATCTTTATTTTTTCATTATTAAAATTTGAATCAAACTTAACTTTGTAGTCTCTGGTATAGAGAAATTTACAAAGATGTTCAAACAATCCTCCATAAAGAAGACGGTTATGAACATTAAAAAGCCTTATCTTTCCATCCCAAAGTCTATTACGATATGCTGGCATGAATGTGTAGCCAGGCACCATAAAGGTAAAATGGTCACAAATCTCTTGAGCAGTTGAAGCTTCTGAATCTATCTTGATATAGACTTCATTTTTTTTAGATATGTTAATTATTTCCATTTGTAAATTTCAACCAATCTAAAGCATTCTTTATTTGGAATCCTCGATTGTTTATCATCCTAATAACAGAGTCCAGATAGTTTACTTTTTCCTGTAGAACTACTAATTGTTGTTTCAATTTGAGTACATCATCATCTGATTCAATATATTTAGCTATTTCATTCTTGAGAAGTCTTCCCAAATATTGTTCCCATCCACGCCGTTCAAGTTCTTCTTGAGACATTTTACCAGAATAATACTCAGTCTTAGCCCGAACTATTTTAGATAGTTCAAACTCAAACCCCTTCAGTCTGATTCGTTCATCAGTAAAAATTTTAAGATATTTGTCGTGAATTCGTGGGATACTAATAGATTCAGTACCTAGTTCTGTATAATTAATTTCACTATCTTTATGCCAAAGTTCTTGAATATCTTCAAGTTTCAAATCACCTCCTTAAATAATAATAAACTAGTTCTTTTGTATTAGTTGTTCAGTAGGTTTTCAACTGTATAAACATCATAACGAAAAGAAACATCTGCAGTAACGTAATCTATATCTGTTCCACCACTATCAAATGCAACTGAAGAAAGACTTAGTGGAAAACATTCTCTGAATACAAAATTTATCTGTGGATTCATATTTCCTGTCAAAACTGTCAAAGTTGCGTCAGTAGTCAACTCTGAGTTTTCTGATAATTTTCTATATTTATCTTGTTCTTCTGGTGATGGAAATCCAAGTCCGACAATCCAATCATAAATTGATAACCAATTTTTCATATTTTCATCTACTATGAACTTTATTGTCAACTCTTCAAAATTAACCTCATCCCCAGCAATTTGTATATTTTTTAGTGGTGTGGCGACATCAATAGCAGATATAGAAATTCCAGGCAAAGTAGCAGACTGACAAAAGTAGTTTACTTCTGGAAAATTATTAAGTTGAAATTTAAACCCAATAGGACTTAAAAAACTTGTATTGATTGGTTGATTTTGTAATGCAGACATATTTGGAGTATCCTTTCTGTAGTATTTAGTAAGGACAAAAAAAAGGGTGACTACAATTAAGTAATCACCCTTCACGGTCTTTAGGGGTAGCGGCTCCTAAAGTATTAACTTACATCAGATTGTCAACTCTGACCATTCTGTAGTAATAGTTACCGTTGGCATCAATTGTTCCGTCGCCGTCAGAGTGTCCAAATGGATTGGATACGATTCCGTAACGTGTTTTGAAACCAATTTTTGGTTGAAAGGAACTTTCACCAACCGCACGAACCATTTGCAATGGAACGTAAGGACAGTAGAA